CTTCATTGATGGCAAGTCTCTTTCTTTGTATGTTATTTCTGCATGGTCTGGGAAAGTGGCTATTATAGCCTTACTATGTATCCTGCTATTATGATTTTGTTCCTTCGTTACAGGCAACCACCCCTCTTTTATTAGCCCTTCTGGATTAGTTTCTGCCCAATTCCTAAAGTCAGAAATTGTACCCCCATCTTTAGCCTTCCATGTAGCAGGTAAACTTTTTAACTGCCCTTTGTATACGTAATTCATATTTTATCTCCTATTAACTAAAGTCTTGACCAGCAGTAAAGCCATACCATGTAGTACCTGCATCGGTAGTTATAAAAGTAAAAATATCCACACTGCTCGCTGTACTTGTAATGGTTGGAGCAGTTCCTCCAGACCAGTCTACGCTTGCTGGCCATGTGACAGTCCTGCTCCCTGTGCCATCTTGTTTTTGTATTAAAGTAAAAGAGCCACCTATTCCAGTTGCAGGAGGATTAGAAAATGTATATACACAATTCCCTGTAAGGGTTAACTCAAAAACATTTCCGCTAGTCAAGCCTACTGTATATGCTGTGCTTGTATTTGCTGTTGTCAGTGTTTCTCCGTAGTCTTTTAATTTTGCTTTGCCAACTTCTAGGTCATCACAGTCTAAAGCACCTCCCATCTGAGAGCCTGTGCCTGTGTACCCTCTATATACATCAGCCTTGACTGTGCTTGTTGTCCCGTCAAGTGTTATTGCCATTTTGTTTTTCTCCTAAATTTAACCGCTCTGTTTATCCATAAATAAATATTCTTCTTTCATTAACGTTTTAATACCAATGCGTTTCATCACTTCTTTATGTGCATCTTTAAACTCATCGACCATTCTATCAAGAAAGTCATACAAGCTAGTTACAGATGGCATTTGTTTACCATTGCTATTCTGAATCAGCTTATCACAATCATCCACATATTTCATAACAAAAGCCCTTGCTGTCATAGGGTGTATACCATACTGCTCAAGATACTCCATTGTACCCATATTCATGCAACCATTTTGTATTAAATCCTTGTGGCAGTTACGGAAAGCCATTCTTATATGGTGAGCTATTTCTTCTTTCTCAACATCAACTTCATCCCAATCAACAGGGATATTGTTTGTTTCCATAATCTCTTTGTATGCTTCTTGATACATACCTATCTCTTTCAATGCTCCTTCAATTGTATTTCTTGATGCAGTTAATTGGCTTTCAGCCTCTTCTATTTTAACAAGAGACATTGCATCACCTTTGTCCTTCCATTTTGCAATATTAACAAGAGCCTTTTTATGTGTGAAGTATGCACTATTCAATGCGTTTCTTTTCGTGTCGATCTGTGCTAGGCATTGTCTTAACCTACGATAAGGAGAATCACACATCATAGTTAATGACATTAACTGGCTTGTTGTTTGAGTGTTCTTTCTCCCTGTTGTCTGTATTGCCCTGTCTATCATCGGCATATCAGACAAAATCGTAGCCAGTTTTTGCGTATTAATTGTAGGCATACCTCCTACCCATACTTCAATATCTTTATATCTATTTACTAAACTGTTATTATGTTTGTCCGTTTGATCCAGCACCGCCACCTCCTTCTTCATATGTTATCATATCACCAAAATCTGTTGCATTACCTATTGAGGATATAGTAATATATTCAATAGTGTTATCTTCTGTACCAGGACCTCCAGGACTCCAATCAGCATTGCCAACAACACCTCTATCACCATGCCCATTTGACAGACCGCCACCAAGTGAACAACTATTACCTAAATCACCAAAATCAGTTGCATTAGAAGGAGAGTTTATCGTGATGTATTCGATTACATTTGTGTATCCAGAACCTCTATTTCCTCCAAAAAAGCAACCTCTCTCTCTTGTATCATTACTTGCTCCATGTCTAAGTCCTCTTACCGCAGCAACAGTAATATCACCAAAGTCTGTTGCAGTACCTGTAGAGGAGATAGTAATATAATCTATTACGTTACTATAACTGCCAGTATATCCCCCTGCAACAACACCTCTATCATTAACTCCATTAGACACACTCCCACTATCGTACCTCTCTACACTTAAATTCCCAAAATCTGTTGCATCCCCTGTAGAGGATATAGTGACATATTCTAAGCTGTCTGTATTCAAATTACCTGCAAATACTCCTCTATCGGTAGAGCCATTCGACAGTCCTGTTTTTCCTGTTGTAATTCCACTTAAATCGCCAAAGTCAGTTGCATTTCCTGTTGATGAGACAGTAATATAATCTATTATATTGGTATTGCTGCCACTTAAAGTACCTCCTGCTGACAACATACGATCAGTACCCAAAAGACCATTACAACATACACCATTCTGGTCACAACTATATGTTAAATCTCCAAAATCAGTTGCATTTCCTGTTGAGGATATTGTGATATATTGAATTACATTTGCATAAGGAGAACTATATCCTGAAAATATACCTCTATCGCCTGAAAGTGCAAGAGTAATACCGCCCCAAAGCCATTCTAGTCCTTTTAACATTTATACAGGAGCCTCCCCCCTTAATACCCTTCTTGCATTAATCTTGTTCCATACAGCATCAGGGAACGTACTTCTTTCCAAAGGAGTACCTGTCGCTATAGCCACCATGATGTCCTCATTAATACGAGTAAGACCTCCCTCTAAATTCTGTATCTTGCCCACCTTAACCGCTTGGACTTCTGTTGGTGTTAGAGGTACAATGTCATACCCTTGCACCCTCTGAGCATTTACATTAACAGGAGTGCTTAAATCTGTCATGTCAGGCTGGGTTACATTGGGGACAACTTTCTGAGTATCTGCATCGTGAGCAGGAACTACTTCCTGTATTAAAGGAATCCAGACATACCGTTTATTGAAAGTTCTTTTTATCGTAGCATAATCTTTCTGCTCTATTATGTTACCAGTAGTTCTGTCTATTTTGACATACGTTGTCATTATGTGTCCTCCCCTGCATCTGTGGTAATAAATAATTGAATACCTAAATTAATTGCATCTACGTCTAAATCATCTGCTGACACATCTCTAAATAGTCTAAAGAAAACCAAGTCACCAGCAGTTGGTGTCCCTGCTATAGTAATCGCAGAAGATTCGGCAGATTGATACATATCTTCTGCTGTCGCTCCATCTACTGCTGTAGGAGTAACTGCTGTACCGTAAGCCGCATTTATTGTATCATCATTGCTTACAGCAACACCTTGTAAACCAAAGGCAACCCCATCAAGCCCTCCTGTTTGACCCCCGTTATGTGTCCAGAATGATTTAAAAGTCACTGTTCCTTCATTCCAACTCTTAGGCATTGCTACTTGGAACTGTACTGCTTCGTCAGCAGCCGAGTCAAAAGCAAATCCGATCATATCTGGTCTTCCTGCTGTTGTTTCAGTATTTGATATAGCCTCTGCTCCGTTAGAAGTAGTTGCTGTCATTGCTGATGGTGGAATGGGTATAGTATGTTTTCCAATAGGTGATATAGTAGCACCTGCAGAAGTAATGGAGTAACCATTCATATCTAGGTCACCACCCAATTTGGTAGAAGTAGATGCCTGTCCTCTTATCACATCCGCTTTTAATGTACTATTTAATCCATCAATATCTACTTGTGGCATCTTTACTCCTCCTTCGGATACTTGTTTTTAATTTCCCTGATGTGCTCTTTCCAAGTGGTAGTACCTTCTTCTTCATCATGGAATATCATATCTAATTGGTCTCCAACACTAGCATACTCACTTCTTCTATTATCTGCGTATGTTGGTACAGGTTCTGGGTCGGCAGGTGCTACTGTATTACCTTCATCAACCCACTTCTGTAATTCAATGAAGTCTGAATTATCTTCACAAACAGGAATACAAGCGTTGTCCCTTTCCCTTATATAACCTGTCACAACTCCATCGTATTTCTGTTCTTTATACATTTTGTTTTTCTCCTAAATATTAAATATTATAGTTCTGCTGCTGCATCTACCCATGAATTACCATTACCATCATCTCTCATTATAGTTGCATGTCCAGCAGTCAATGAAGCTCCACTAGAAGTGATAAGAAATCTTACGGAAGATACTGATGGTACTGAAAACTCGAAAGCCGTCATATCCTGAGCTTGCTCATCAGCTTCAGTTAACATGAAATCTGATGCTGCTGACATAGACATAGTTGGAGCTACTCTTTTCTCTACCTCCCAATTAAAAACCATCTTTGCAGCAGTTGTTGTATTTGCTTGACCTTGCCCATAGTAGAAATTCGCCAAGCCAGCACTGTTAATCCTTTCATAATACCTCTTACACCTTGCCAATTCATCAGCATAATTCTTAACTTCAAAATCAGTAGCTACACTCCCTGCTTCTAGTTGTACTTGTGCAAGCATGAAATTGTTAGATGTACTATCACAGGCATTGACTTGATTTGAAGTTGCGAAGTCATTTGATGAGTTCCAAGTATCTGCTGTTGCATGATAATCTGTCCCCATTGCAATAGAAAAATCTATAGTTATCCCTTTTGAAGTCGTATAATCCCATGTACCGCCTGATGGAGAAGCATCAAAATTTAAGGTTGCTTTCTCCCATGTATCAGTTACAGATTGTGTATATTCCGTAATATAACATCTATCACTACCATTATTAGTAAAACTAACACAATATACTCCTGTCTTAGTATGCTTATGCCAAAAGGACAGGGTTAATGCCTTTTGAGCCAAAGGTGCAAAGTCGTATCCTTCGACTACATATAGCATTCTATATTGGTCTGAGGTTGCGATAGAAGCATCAGCGGTTGTACAATCTATCTTCATAGAATAATTAGACAAATGTCCACTTTCTGCAACTGTTGGCACATCTGTATCTCTGCTTATAGTATGTACTGCTGTCCCAGAGGCTTTCTGGTATCTCCATCTGTCTGCACCCACTTCATATTGCACCATAGGAGCAAAACTTGTCCCCCTCTGCCATATATTAAAATCACCGTTAATAATTATGTTCTTGTTTGTGGCTAGATTACCCACAATAGGTCTTGAAAAAGTTATGTTTCCAGTACCATCAGGGGTAGTAATCGTATCTACTTTTAATGTTGAAGCCATTTATTTACTCCTTATATTATTGTCCATGTAGAGCCCGATGTCACTGTTACTGTGTATCCGCTAGATATGGTAATTGGTCCAACTGTACTCCCATTCTCATTTCCAGCAAAAGTGATATTTTCATCTATTGTTTTTAAATTGGTCCTTATGATTGAGTCTGTTCCTAAACTTAAACCTCCACCCGTAACAGTTTGCCAAGAACAGGTTCCATCTCCATCTTCTCTTAAATACTTTGATCCACCTGCCTGGCCTGTGCTCTTTACCTCTGTTCCTTCCAGGTCTATATATGTACCGTCTATTGCTGTACCTTGCCATGTTCCAGAAGCTACAGTTCCTGTTGCTGTTATATTTGCTTGCGTAAAATGTTCATTTGATGCAAAGTTTGCTAGTGCATCATGGTCTATATCGCCATCCACAACTGCACCAGTTGAGCCAGAAACAGATGTAACTTTTGCATCTGTATATGAAGTGCCTATTGATGTTCCTTGCCACACGCCAGAAGCTATCGTACCAGTTTCTGTAATATTTGCCTGGGTGTAATGTTCATCTGATGCAAAATTGGTTAATTGGTCATGATCTATATCCCCATATCCAACTGCACCAGTTGCACCACAAACAGACGTAACCCCGTCCACAACAACTTGCCAGCTACAAGTACCATCCCCATCTTCACGAAGATATTTACTTCCACCGCCTTCTCCTGTACTCTTTACCTCTGCTCCTTCTAAATCTACATAAGTACCATCTACAGCAGTTCCTTGCCATGTTCCAGATGAAATAGTACCAACTGTAACTGTACCAGCAGGGGATAATATTATATCACCACTTGTTGTAGTTTGAAGCGTAAGATCATTTGATGTCCTATTTATTGAAACAACTTCAGATAATGTTGTTGTACCATTTACTGTAATTGTATCACCTGAAGTATCACCTAAAGTAACATCGCCAGTTGTTGCAATATCTACAACAGCTGAAGTTGTTCCTTGTACTGTAAGATCACCTGTTATGGTAAAATCACCTCGTACTTCTGTATCACCTAGAATAATCCCACCAGTTAATGTTGATGAACTTACTAGTCTTGGTGTTGAAAGTAGCATTTTATATATCTCCTAAATCTATTATTATCTTAGAGATGGTGCCAACGAAATGTTAAAGTACCGCCTGTTACACCGCCTCTAATAAAAATTTTATCTAAATCTGCACATGGAATAGCCTCTTTACTAGCAGCCGATATCTCATCATAATCACCCATATCTCCAACATCTGATATATGCAATAAAGTATTAGGACTAATTACAAATTCGTAAGCCTCATTAGGTACTGTCATACCTATAATAGAAGTTGTATATGCTAAAGGTGAAGTATAAATAGAACTATCATCACGACATTTAAATTTCGTTGTTATCTGAATAGGGTTGTTATCAGCCCCTCTCATTAAACTTTTTACTTTACTAGGTCTACCGCTCATTTAATTAATCTCCTGTGTTTGATACTGTCCATAAACTTTTTGTAATATCACAAAATACTAAACTCCATTCAATGTATTTTTCCTGTGCTGTTTTAAAATCATCAGTAAAAAACTTATTTAAACCAACTGAATTTCTTATCTTTGATCTGGCTTTATTGAGCCTATTCATATTTTTTTGTTTATCTGTTCCAGTATTACTTTTATCTAACTCATTATATGTATTATCATCCCAATACTTTGTACTGTTATCTTTTACTGGAATATACTTGTCATCATTTGATGAATACCTAACAACCACATATTTTTTTACTGTATCATGTGGTGATACCCATCTAATATCATAAGGTTGTTTTAATAACCTTATGATAGTATTATTACCTTCACATTGTCTTATACTTTCAGCTATTTTCATTTTTATTATCTTTACTTTTAATAAGTTTTTTACCGTCAAATTCCCATGATAAATCAGAATCTTGACCTGTTAGTACTACTACACTATTTATATACTTTGATAATTCTGATCTTAAAATAGATAATTCAGTATTAATAAGCCTATATTCTTTGTCTCTAGTACTTATAGTATGTAATCTTATATTTATTTGATTTATTTCTTCATCAGATAACTTGACTTCATTACTATTTTCAACTGAACTTTCTACTTCTTTTAACATAATTATCTCCTGTTAATTTTAAAATTATACTACTATATTTATAGCTATCTGTCAACCTACATTACCTTATCTTCTTCTATTTTCCATTTCATCTTGTAATGATTTATCATAACCTCTTTCAGATTGACCATGATACTTTGATATATGTCTTTTATGTGCAGAATATGATTCTAAACTAGCACCACAATGAAAACAAGGATACATACGTCTCTTATTCATACCACCATGACCTCTTTTATTCATATACTAACTCCTTTTTATTTAATTTAACCCATAAACTGTCTAAAGATTCTTGTATTTCACTTTTAGTTGGCTCATATAATTGGACTATATTTTCTCTTTCTGATAAATCAGCTAAGCCACCTTTCCAAAAATGTATAAAAATTTGTGGTATACCTAAGTAATATGCTAATACACCTATAGCACTATGAGTAGATATTATCATACAACATGTTTTAATTTCCTCATAAACTTCTATTAACGTCTTACCATGTATTTTTATAGAATCAGGTATAGCTTTATCAGACAAAAATCCAAATGATTTTACATCTATAGGATAATCTATTGCATACAATGGGTTGTATATTTTAAAACTACTTATTGAAGCTGCTTGTACACCTATATAAACTTCACCAATATCTTTAATACAACTATCTATTGTTGTATTATAACCACCTACTACAACATCTGGTACTACACCAGAAGCCCAAGGAACAGATTTCATATCTATACCTAAATCTTCACTACAAGTAAATAAACCATTAAATGTTGAATCTGGGTATATAACTGAATCATAACCGCTATCATAACTATTACCTATATGAGATAAAAACCTTTTAATAGATTCCATATCTGTATTTATATGACCATCAATAAACTCATCAGAATGTAACTTATCAACTAAATCTATATACTGTAATAGTTTAGCTGCACTACCTTCATATTTCCCATGAACTAAATCAACACTTATACCTTTATCTTGTAAAGCTTTAAGTATTGGTATAGCATGAAACATATCACCAACTCTTGTACCACCGTATTTTAACAGTACTTTACCCATATAACTATTTCTTTCCTTTACTTTTTACTTTTGTTTTATTTGCCTTCTTTATAGCTTTCTTCATATTCTTTTCTGCAATTATATTAAATCTTTTTTTCATGTCAGTAAGAGTTTTATCAAAAAATGGTCTAGCTACCATTTTTTCAGTTCCATATATTATATCATCTATATATGGTACATCATTTTGATCTATACCAACACTACTTATGAATTCACTAGTACCAGATTGTCTTATAGATTTCTTTTTTATTGCATCATAAAGATACCCATCTTGTTTATGTACCTGCCACTTAGATTCGTGTCCTAATGAACCCTTTTTTACACCACCTTCTTTAGCATAAGGATGACCTAATCTTTTAAGGTCTTTTAATGAGTGATCTGTTAATCTAGCATTTCTTCTTACTTCTTTATAATACTCATTTTGAAATTGTTTAAGTGTTACATCAATATAGCTACCTTTATTTCTATGAGTAAAAGGTTTAAGTGCCTTAAGTAAAAAACCTTCTAATTCTTCCATTTTACCCATTTTTGATTTACTATCTTTAGAGTATTTTGTTACCATATGATGTACCCACTTAAATTTATTCCTTTATACTAAACCTTCAAGATGCCCTTGAGCAACTTGAGCTTTATCTCCTACCATATCAGTAATAATATGTATATTTTCATCACATAATTTATGAAATGGGTGGTCTGGTCTTAAAGTATTAATAACTTTTTCAAAATATATTTGAGCCTTATTAAGATACAAATACCCTAAATCTTTATTACACTGATAGAACTTATTATCTAATTCAGATGCTTGTAGTAAATTCTCTTCTGCCTTATCAACAAAGCCTTCTTCAAGATAGTGTATTGCAATAGCATATCTAGGTCTAGGGTCTTTTGGAAAATCTTCTATTTGCTTTTGGTTCATCTTAAAATAATTCTGCATTTTATTTTTAAGATCTTTTCCTGATTTAAGGTAACCAAAATGAAATAATTTCATAGGAGCTCTACCAATATTAACATGACCATTAGTATCTATAGTTTCATGGACATAACCAGAATACTCAAAATCACAAGATTTTTTAAATAACCTTATTGTTTCAGATAAAGAATATTTATTATCAACCATTAGATTACTTACATAAAACATATAAGCCTCTAAATCAGTATCCAACATTCTTCTTACTGTAACTAAATCTTCAAGATGTTCATCTATATCCATATGAAGAATCCAAGTTGAATTTGAATTTTTCAATGCTTCATTTCTTGCATCTGAAAATGAATTATTCCAAGCCTTATGTATAACCTTACAATTAAATAGCTCTGCTAAATAAACACTATTATCTGTAGAACCTGTATCAACTATTACTGTTTCATCTAAAAATGGTGTATATGATCTTAAAAAATCAAATAAAGATGATTCTTCATTTTTCATAATAGTACATAAACTAATAGTACTATCTTCTATCCATTCTCTTAATATTAGTGGATTTTCCTTTATTAAATGTTTATAGTCTTTATGTCCTATAAGAGCTGGGTTCTTATCAGTATCAGTCTTTTCATACCATTCATACTTTCTTTGTCTTTGTTCTGGGTGTACATAACCATAATGTTTTATTCTAATAGAAGATGTTCTAGATAAATCTCTTGGTGTAAAAGGTATATTCCCAACATGAAAACTACTTTTAGAGCCTAAAAATATTTTAGGGTCACCAGTTAATCTAACTAACCTGTTACCATGCATGTTCTTCCATACATCACCTGCATTATAATGTTTTTCATCATTCCAAAACGTATAATAATGTACTGCATAAGCTTGACACATTGGATCTGGAGTATTAATTAATTTCTCCATATACTTTCTATCTACCTTATCTTCAACAACCTCATCAGCATCTAAAGAAAATACCCAATCCATCTTAGCTTCTTTAGCCATTATAAGAAGCTCATTTCTATCACGTCTTTCATCATATCCTCTATCATGTTGTTTTAGTGTTACCTTACACGATAGTTCTACGTCACCTATATCTTTTATAGATATCTTATTTGATTCATTACTTATTTTTATAGGTGAATTATCGTCAAGAATAAATATATGGTCTGCAAATGTAGAACTCTTCTTTAATGACCTTATAAATATTTCTGCTTCATATTCATCTCTTAATTTAACCCTATATATTATACCTAAAGTTTGTTTAATGGTTTTTCTATTCTCGTACTTTTTTAATAGATCAACTATATGTGCAGTACCTCTTTTTAATTCTGGTATTCTATCTATAGTTCTTGAACCATAATGAAATACGAAAATATCTTTACACACAACAGTAACAAACCCAGCTTCATAAGCCCTAATACAAAAATCTAAATCTTCACAACCAGCAAAAAATCTTTCATCAAGTAAACCTATTTTATCAAATACTTCTTTATTTACAAATAAACATAATCCTGATACTATTCCTGCGGGTATTACTTGCCTGTAATTATTAGTATATAATCGTTTTGCAGTTATTTCAAACGACTCTCTGTCTCTACATTTTTCTTGTTGTATATTCATACCTACATAATTAGACATAGGTGCTGCTATAGATGCAGGTTTTGTACCAGAAATTCTCTCATATTCTTTACAATCAGCACTAAACTTCTTTAAAAAATTATGTGGAACTAAAGCATCATCATTAAGTATAACTACCCATTCACCTTTTGCTATCTTAATACCCATATTTACAGCTTTACCAAAACCTAAATTTTCAGTATTATGTATAGATATAATATCTGGATTAGTTTTTAAGTATTCTTCAGTATTATCTACAGATGCATTATTAACTACTATAATTTCTGTTTCTTCTGCGTCTGACCCATCTTTAACGTAAGCTAACGTTTCTGCTAAATGATTAAAATTTGAACTTGTCGGTATTATTACACTATACTTAATACTACTCACAAACACCTACCTTTCATAATTAATATTATAATTTTACTATGTACCAGATAACTCACCTAATTCAATTTCTTGGTGATTAATATTTCCATAAATATCAGAAGGATAATTAATACTTATAATTTCAAATGTTCTACCTACTACTCTAATGTAATCTTTAACAGAGGCAGGCACACTATATAAAGTAAATAATATAGGAGACGTCTTAACTTCTACACCAGAAAAATCACTTGTAAAATCTCTTTTTCTATTACTAATTCTACCTTTATGTGTACCTTGTACTGCCCTAAAAAGTATTGGAGCACCAGCATTTGAACTTAGGAATACTTCTATTGTACCAACTGTAGACTCATTTGTCAAATTAATTAATGAAATTGTTGATATTGAACTAAAAGTATTTAATGTGATTAACTCACCATTATTGGGGAATGTTAAAGACTCTACTGTACTACCATCAAGTGTAACCGTACCTGAACCTGTAGTAAACCCATCTAACCTAACACCTATATTATTTTCAGCGAAAGTTAAAGAAACAGAATTTGTTTGTCCAGGAGAACTTAGAGTAGTAAGACCAGATGTAACAGTCTCTAATGTAAATGAATCTGTAAAAAATCTATCTATCATAATCATATCATTTGATTGTATAAAGGTGACTTTCTTGCAAAATTAGTATCACGATACTCATATATAGTATCTAGTATATCTTTCATATCAGCACCAAAAGAAGAACTTGTTGTCATAGAAAAATCTCCTATACTCATAGATTTAAGACCTATAGTCTTTCTTCTACTCCAAAATAAATTAACTAACTCCATACAGGTTGTTTTAACTACATCAGGTGGTGTTTGACCATAAGATACACTTAAATTAAAATCACCTGTAAATCTATTATCCAATACTAATATACCTACATCATTTTTCCTTTTATAGTCTACACCTGATTCTATGCTAGATATACCAACTATAGGGTATTTTTTTAGAACAATAATATCCATATCCTGAACGTTGTATTGTGTCTCATCTACACCATATTCAACTTCAAATGTATACCCTATATACTCATCTATTTTTTGAGACGCAGATGCAATAAACGTACTAAGTATTGTATCTGAATCTGAAACTGATATATCTAAATAATCTTTTACTTCCGATAAAGAAGCATAGTTTGCCATTATCATCTCCCATGAACACTATAAGTATCAAAATGATACGTATATAATATTATTTCAGCTTTTCAATTTTATGCCCTACACCAACAATACCAAAACCTGCTGCTACTACGCCAACTATTTTAGCTATATCAGGGTAACCCAAACTAATTAATCCTGCTGTTACTGCTGCTAATCCTGCTGCTGCCCAAGTCTTCCATCCCTTCATCATAATTACTCTCCTTTTAAATAAGTTTTATTTTTCTTTAGATTCTGAATCTATAACAGTATACCCAAATTTTCTTAAACGTTCTGCTGTGTTAGGGTTATCACAAAACCCTTTACCTTTTTCTATCTTTACAGATTCATCATATGTATTTTCTTGAAAAGAATCAACATCACTCCAAATAGCAGGACATCTAACTTCAAATCTTTTTTTCTTCATATGTTTTCCTTCTTAAATTACATTACTTTTCAATGGTATTTTCGACTTTATCTTCTATCTTATTAGTTCCAGCCTTATCAACTTTTAAATCTAACCCAGAAAGACTACAACCAGCTAAGAATAAAGCTGCAATACCTACGATAATTAACTTCTTCATTTTCAATCCTCCAATAATAAATATAAGAATACAAAGAAAAGTTAGGGTTAGATATTAACCCTAACTTTTCTTGTTTTAAAAACTACATCTTTGTTAAAAAATTAACAAAGATATTTAGATTTACGCATTAATACCTTCCAAAGTTGCATGATGGAGTGTGGACGCCATAACAAAAGCTTCATCTGAGTAAATATCAAACTCATCATATTGTGAGCTATTTTTACTCAAAGGAGTAACTGTTACGTCATTCATATAACCAACCCAGAACTCACTAGTATCTACGACAAATATATTTGTAGTATCACCAGTAGCTCCCAACTGATTTGTACCATCCCAGTAGTAGGTATTTAGTACATTGGTAGAAGCATAAACAGGTACATCATCATATGCCATAACCCTAAAACCACCATTTACTTCTACAGAATCAATAAATCTCTGTTGACTTTGCAATAGTGCGTTAATTTTTCTTCTACCTGATTTTGAAGTAACTATAACATCAGGTGAACCGGCACATGCATCAATAGTTTCATCCAACTTAGCTACAGTAAGAGCAGAACCACCAAGAGTAGTACCTTGTGCAATTCTCTGACTACCAGTAATCAAAGTATTCAAACCATCAGGCTGATTAGAATTGGTAGTATTATTACCATAGAACATGGCATCTTCTTCCATATCTCTAAAGGCTCTACCTCTAGATTCAATTTCTTCTGCAACCAAATCCTTATAACTTCTACCAGCATCTTTTGCAAACCTAGTTACCTTACCTCTTGCAAGCAATGTTCTAAACTGAAATGTTACCCTAGAATATGCACCACGATCAGTATCAGGTTCTGCTGTATCAGCTATCCATTGTGCAACTGTATTTCCTGCTGCTGCACTTCTTCTGTTTAGTAACCAAGAATCAGAATTTCTCTGTTTTCTAGGTATGTTCTGTCTAAGAGGATTCTTATACTCTATGATCTCTGATACCACTTTATCTACTTCTGGTTGAATAAGAACACCAGATGTACCAGCATAATCAAGAGACCTCTTAATTTCTGACTGCCAATTTTTACTCATAATTTTCTCCTTATTATTTAATTAAGTTTACTTTTTGTCTTCTTCAGCTAACTCTTCTTCAGCTAAATCAAACATATATCTCAATTTATCACCTGGATTTTGTATCTTACCCATCTTTTCAGATCTCGCAAGTTCCTTATCCTCTGACTTTGACTTCCTACTATCTTCTTTGTGTGCCTCTGAACCCACACCTTTTCTTATTGGAAGCGTAGTTTTAACTAAAGTAGATAGTGCCTCTAATGACCTTTGAAGTTCAGATATTTTAGTATCATCTTCTTCTTTAGCTTTAGCAACCTCTTCTTTAACTTCTTCTACTTCTTCTTTAGCTTTAGCTACTTCTACATCTACATCTTCTTTAGCCTTAGCTACTTCTTCTTTAGCTTCTTCTACTTCTTCTTTAGCTTTAGCTACTTCTTCTTCAGCTTTAGCTTTTGTAACTTCAGAAACAGATTTTGTAAATGCTTCAAGAGTTTCTTTTAGCTCATTAAAACTTGTAGACAAACACTCAGATACAGCCTTCTTTACATCATCTAGACTAATACCAGGGTTATCAACTTTTCCACGGGCTTCTTCATCTGTTGTACCTGTTAGAGCCATTGATGCTTTAAGAAAATCCAAAGCACCTCTAAGTGCATTAATCTGAACTTCTTTATCTTCAGTACTCAAAGCAGATTCTACAGATGAAATAAGAAGTTCAATCTGATAAGCATCTTTCTTTATGCTATCATCTTTACTTTTCTTTACCTTCTTTTCCTTAGTAGACATACTATTCTCCTTATTAAATTGTTTACTTAACGACTTCTCAACATACCACGCTAACGTTCTAGAAGATGGATCTGCTGGAACCGTTACCAATGATGTTTCAAATAACCTTATTTGGTTTACATATTGAACTACTTTATCTAAACCTTTAATAAATTTTTCTGTAAAATCTAAAGCAGTACCACTTACACTAAACTTATTAAGTACACCTTCTTTGATTTTCTCCCAAATATCTGGAACTGTTTTAGAAATTAAAGCTTTTATCCATAAAGCTCTTTCCTCTGGTAGATATTTAACCTCTAATATCTTACCTATTTCTTTATCTCTATCATGATTATATAAAAGGGTAGTGTATTTTTTAAGGTCATTCTCAGCCCCCACTAATGCACTTTCTGAAATATATAAATCATCAACATCTAAGTCAGCAGTTGTTGCAATACCTTCTATAACACATTTACCGCCCTCTTCTGCAAACCTACGTACTTCCAATAAAGAACTAAACTCGACACCTTTATTAACACTACCAATACTACCCAATTTTTCCTGTTTAGAAACTTTCTTTGGGTTACCTGTTGTACTATCTGTTGTACTTCTATCTAGCTTTACTAGATAGTTTCTACCCCTAGTTTCAAATTCTTCTACAATTTCAGAATATTTATCTTCT